ATCTCCAACTCACGAATCCGTTGTGGTGTTGACTCAGGATCTAAACGAGCGTCAGCCAATTCTTTTTCCGCATCACGAACAGCGAACACGGAATCCTCCACCGCATAACCGGCACGCTCCCGGTCACGTTGCGCACGAAGCAACGCACGTTCAGCATCCTTAGCCTGAGCCGAACCAGCCCCAAACCCCGCTACCGCCTGATTGAAGGCGTCCTGGGCGTCTGTCAACTGCTGGTTTGCCTGATCCAACGACTTGACTGCCGACGCACGGTTGCGTTGAGCCGACGTCAATGAGCGTTCGGAGTTGGCGGTCTTGTCAACTTGCGAACGGTACTCTTTCAACTTCTCACCGGCTGTCTTCACCGAACCACCAACCGAGGTAGTGATTTTGTCCAACGCAGCACTTCCAGAGGTGCTCTTGATGAGGCTGCCTTCGAGCCGGTCAAGTCGGTCTTGAACGATTACCGTTGACCCGGTCAACTTCAAGAACGATGTATCGGTATTGCGCACCGCAACACGCAACGCATCAAACTTGCCAGGCAGTTCAGCGGTCGTGTCTATCAATTTTTGTTCGGCGACATCAAGAGCAATAACCAATGCCGATGATTTCGCAAACCCTATGACGTTGCCCGTGACGGCAGACAATGCCGCCGCAACCAAGCCAAGGTTCTGTACTAGGTTGACAAGTTCGCGGCTCGTTTGTAAGACCGCCAGCGTCACCGTCTCAAACGTGTCAATTCCTTTGAGCCCTAATTCGCCCAATGATGCGATGGCCAGCAACGCAGCCTTCTTGAAACCTTTTTCACCTAACTGTTCGGCAAAGATTTGGATTGCCGGGAGGATGTTGTCATTGATGAACGTGACAAACTTCAAGAAGAACGGCAACAAGATTTGTCCGAGGGTTGCGGAGATGTTGTCAAACTGCGCTTTGAGGATTCGTTGCTGGTTGGCTAGTCCGTCTGAAGTTCGAGCAAAGTCTCCTTGTGCGTCTGAGGTTTGCTGGAAGATGACCGAACTAGCGGCAAGCACCTTTTGTTGAGCTGTGAGAGCTCCGTTGCCGTCGTAGATACCCATCTCAAGTGCAGCCGCTTTGAGGGCAGCATCATTGAGCAGAACACCGAACCGTCGGATCGGTTCTGCTTCGCCACGCAACGCAGCACCGATTGCTTGGATTGCCTCCTCTGGGCTGGCGTTGTTGAACGATGCAAGGTCGGAGGCCAGCGTGACGAACTTTGTGGAGAACTCGGCAAGGTTCCCGCCAGATAGCCCGGCTGCTTTACCGAAGATACCGAACGTCGCTGCCGCATCAATGGCCTGCTGTTTGGTTTGACCTAGAGCAACTGCCGCCCCAGTAGCGAACAGTTCAATCTCTTTGGATGCTCGACCAAAGATTTGCTGGCTTTTGGCAAGCGTTTCATTCAGGTCGCTTGCACGTTGAATGGCGATGAACGAGGCTGCTGAGAACGCGCCGATGGCCGCTACGCCAACTGCCGCAATCTTCTGGAAGACATCAAACCCTTTACGCAGTCCACCGAACAATTTTTCGCTGAACTCGTCCTGGAGGTTGCGACCCTGTTTCTGGAGTTTCTTGAATGACGCTATGGCGTCGTCAGAGTCGCCAAGGATGCGGATGAGAAATGTACGTTCTGCCGCCATGTCACGGCAATTCTACTCTTAGTCAGTCAGCGCATTTTCCAGACTCAGCAGGTCGTTGTAGATCAACTCAAGGGACTCCCGTTTCGTCAACCCTTCGTATCGTGACATGTTCTTGGGTCGAGTCCAGAAGTCCTCGCTCAAGAACTCCGATGGTCGTCGCAACGTGCGAACAACCTTGGAACGGTCACGCGGGGTTGATACATGGAACACTCGTGCCGGTTCGGTGATGCAGTTGATGGTCGGGTCAAGCATCCGACCGCCCTGGTAGCGAACCTCAAACGGCATCTCTGCTGCGTGTTGTGGGAGGTAGAAGATTCGTGCCGGGTCTTTGGTTGCTGGGTCGGCTGGGAGTTGTAGGCGTACAACAGTTTCTTGCCAGACGGTGTTCCACCATTCGACTGGGACTGGTTCGCTGAATGGGATGACGACGTGCCAGTGAGGGTTGTCGTCACGATGCGACCAGGTGGTGTAGGCACAGTAGGTGATGCCGTCAAGTCGTGCCTGCTCGAATCCTTGGCCGTCAAGGTCGGCTACGAAAGCGTGGACGGATAGGACGTTGGCGTTGCCTCGACTGGTGCGCTCAATGTAGGTGACTGGCGAGTAGAGGTCGCCTTTGGATTTGTCGTCTCGTTCTTTGTGATGATGCAGCAGGTCAACGAACTGCATCCAGTCATCGGCGAAGGGTTTTGACCAGCGTGATTGAACGGTTGGGAATCTAACTACAGAGAACATTGGCGGGCCTCCTAGGTTCAGGTTAGCGGTTTTGGTTGCCCGCTCCAAGTCACTTGAATAGCTCCTTTTTCATTACGGTTCTGATGGCTCGGAGGTACTCCTCGGCGATGTTCTTTTTTTCTTTGCGGACAGTCGGCCAGAAGAAGTATCCCGATCTGCCACGATGACGCAAGAACTGGTTGGTTGCCTTACGGGCACCGCCGCCGAACTCGGCACCGAAGAACACTTGGCCGCGGGTCACTTTTGCCGCAGGTTTGCGTCCTCGGTTTGGACGACTCTTTGAAACAAATCCGCTCTTGCTTGCCAACTTGATGGTCGGTAGGCGGTCGCTTTGGGCACGCATACCTTTCATAACTTCTAGTGCTTGTCGTGACCTGGTCACCGACGCTGCCTCCTTGACCGCTTCGTTGACAAGAAGTTGCGCTACAGCTTGACCTGCTTTGCGCATCTCTTTGTTGAAGTTGGGTTCAATGCGTTGAAGGTCGTTGAGGATGTCGGTGAGACCCTCGACTTGGATTGCGACACCGATTTTGCTCTCGTCACGACCGCCACCGGGCAATTTGTCCGAGATACGAAGTGCACTAACTAATGCCACATCAGCCTCGGTATGGAGTCGGATTGGTCTTCACTGACTTCCATCTTAGGTAAGCCAACATCGTGTAAAGCATTCTCGGATTTTCAGCCAGCAACACTGACGGGGCGATACCCGTCTCAACCGCCAAGTAGGCGATCAACCAGTGGGCTGACTCTTCCCCAAAGGGACAATCCGGGCGTCTGCGCCACCGAGCTCCAATTCCTCGACGGTGAGATTCCAAGCATCAAACTCAAGCACTGTTTGCTTGTTGCGTTTTTCTGCGTGCCAAGCAATCCAAGCAAGATCGGATAGACGCAACTCTGTGTCCATCTTGGCTACCGATTTGTTGTGCACGTTCTCGAATGCAATGAAATCAGAGAACTGTGCGATGACAAGTTTTCTGGTGCCGCCTTCATAGACGACAGTCATGGGCAATTTCATTATCTACCTCCGCAGGTAAGGGTTGATGTGATTAGGCTCCGACGCTCTTGGTGATTCCGCCCGAGATTGGGAACGTGACGTCTGCGGTGGCGAGTTCGCCGACTGCACCGTTCACTGGTGTCCACTCGGTTACGAGCACGCTGAATGTGTAGGAAGGGTTGGCCGACGAAGCAGCAGCAGTTCCGTTTGGCTTCACGACGCAGGTGACTGCGGTTGAGCCGACGAGTGGGAAGAACAATCCGTCGATGGCGTTGTAGTCGTTGTGCACCGACAATGTCACTGAGTTGTCAATCAAGCCGGACACGCGAGTCACAGCCGACGATCCGAATGCGGTTGTCGCAACTTCAGCGGCCGAGGTGCTCAGGGTTACCGATGCGACGTTTCCCGAAATGTCGGTGCCGTTGAATACCACGTTGACGTCTTTGAGGACTAACTTTGCCATGATTACTTGTCTCCTGCCTTATCGGCTGTTGAGGATTTCTTGGAAGATTCTTCGACTGGCGTGATGATGCCTGCCGCAATCAACAACTCTACATTGTCAATCCCGCTGCCGTCCACATGACCGCCAGGCTTTACGCCGCTGACCGGGAAGGGTCCAGATACGAGATACTTTGCCATGGTCTAAGCGTACACGGTCACTTGAAAGTCAACGCTGAGGTAGGTCGTCTCGTTCGCATCAAAGTTCTGGATGTTCCTGGCTGAAGTGCAAATCAGGTCTTGGACTACGCCACCGAGTGTGCGGTCTGCTTCAATCGCCCGACGAACTGACTGCGCACCGTCGTATGCCACAAAGCCGTCAAGCTTGTCCTGAGCGGCACGCTCCGACGATCGCTGGACAACTACCGTGACAGTGAACTGATTGACGACGTTGCCTGAACCCATCGCCCCGTGATACGTGATTTCCTCCAAGGTTGCGAATGCGAACGGTGGGTTGACCTGATCTGGTTGATAGTCATAGGCCCGCAACCCGGGGATGGTCTCAAGGGCAACCTTGAGTGCGTCTTTGATTTGGCTTGGTGTTGCAGGCATCAGGCAAACATCCGCATCCGTCGATACGGCTCAACCAACTGAGCCATGTCAGGGTCAAGGAATCGAGAGACACGAATAGCACCCAGGTCACCGAACCCGGCAACACCGAGAGGACTGTCCAATCGTTTGAACAATCGTGACGCTTGGATGATGCACGCCTGCTTCACAGGTGACGGCACCGACGCCCACCCGTAGCGGGCAGTCACCTGGACAAGTGCTTGCTCACCGTAGTTGGCGTTGACGGTCGGGAACAGGTAGTCGCCAACGGCACGCAGTTTGTTGAACGACCATTCGATGCCATCCAAGTAT